CGCCGGTTTGCTAGTTTTTCTAGCTGCCCCACCTTTCGCAAGTTTTTGCTTTTTCTCCACGTCTGTAATTGTTCCTTTGTTGGCTGATGCGTAGAAGATTTGTTCACCCTTCTTCTCCCCATATTTTTTTGTCATAGCAGATTTAATCTTGGAACCTTTTGTTGTTAGGGGCATCTCCTTTAACTCCTCTGGGGTACGAATGTTTCTTCGACATTGAAGACTACGGTAATAGAGTCTGTAGCACTGGCTAGTCCACGAAACTTGTCGCCTTTGTAGAACCACAAGCTATCTGTAATCTGTAGCAAACTGTTTGGTGGCATCACAACTGTTTCAGCTAGTGTGTGATATGTAGTGTTCTGTACATCATAATAGTCTAAGCTAAATGTTTGTGTACTAGACGATGCATTATTTACATATATAGACTTAACATTAGTTTCGTAGTTGGCAGGTACTGTGTACAAGTCTACGTTACTTGTGGTGAGAAGTTTAGCTACAGTTCTGTTTTTAGTTGTCATAATAAGTTATTGTCCACAAGGACACCCTGAAATGAAGCACCGATTAGATTGTTTGAATTAGAACAGAATGCACGGCACTCTATATCTGTCTTCTCTGGAAAGCGTAGTGGGTACTCATACTTAGTAATAAGCTGGTTACTTTGTAGTGTGTTAATAAACTGTTTACGAAATACGCCGCCAAACTCACGAACTGAAAGAGATACTACAGCGTAATTATTAGCTAGACTAATAGCAGCAGTAAAGTTAAGGTCATCTAAGAATAGACTTCTACCAGCAGGTACAGTGTACAAAGCCATCTGCGTTTGATTGCCGTTAGATAAGTTAGCGTAGATAGTGCCACCACCTGTTGTCTGAATAAGGATTGTACCAGCGGCAGTGCCAGCAGAACCAGCAGTCAGTACGAAGGCACGGTATACACGTAGCCAACCACTAGCATCGCCAACTTGTACTTCTGTCGTACCGTTCAGTGTTACATCAACACTCTGGAATACATAGTTCTCATCTAAACCTTGCACCCTAACTGTACGTGCGCCTGTACCAGCAGAAGTATCCGCTGCATCGTCACTAACTATGTAAGCTGTAAACGCCGCTGTAGGCCACGGATAATTACCACCCTGCGTCCATATAGTTTCTTCTGTACCATTAATATCTGAGTTAAACCCGAACTTATATAGAGACTCATGCCCGAAGACATCTCCACGAGATACCTGTAGGTCAAAGGGTGTACCTTCAAGAATAACTTCTGGGTAGCTAGTAATACCCATGCTACTTTACCCTTCTGTAAGGCTTCGTTTTAGCCTGTATCTTTTTAGGTTGTTTGGCGACTTGCTTACCAGCTCTAGTTGCTCTTCTTTTAGCAGCAGTGGTTTTCGCATACTCTTCCTTCGATAACGCCTTGATTGCTTTTGCCGGTAGATAACGTTCTCCGGTTGCTTTGGGTCCCTGTGTGGATGGCTTTCCACTTGCGGTTCTCCACTTTTGATTTGTCCAAGCCTTCAAACTACGTTGTGGTTTGCGAAGTGCCATTACTTGTTCCAATTAAGCACGTCGCGGTGCTTCTTCCAGAACCAATTGCCTACACGAGTAAAAGGCTTGCCAGTATTTAGCAAACCTAATGCAAGATACCTAACCATACAGGCTTGCATGCCTTTTTTGGACGGTAAGATCGTAATCATCTTCGATGTCGCTGAGTGCATCAATCTTTTGATTTGCGTCAATCCATTCTGCCAGAGCAGCGTCAAGCCGTCCAAGATCGGTTGTACAATGTTTAAAAGTGTATTCCGCATTCTTCTTCTGTGCCTCGTATTTATGTCTTAGGGCTTCTATAGCTAACTGACGCATGGGTTCTCCTCTTGACTTATTATAGAAGATAAACCTGTCTGTGTCAAATGTTTTGTATGACTACCCATAGTATAGGTAAAATTAAAGAGATAAAAAGGACGATTAATCCCAGCATACATAAATTATAAATTAACTCGTCGCGTTTCTGGGCGGCTAAAATCTCCGCTTCTTTTTGTTTCTTACGCAATTCGCCTTGTATTCGTATGATTTCCTGCCACGCATTCATACCGTGCTGCCCGATAACGAAATTGCGAAGTTCGTTTTCCATCTGTTCAGCCTTTTTCTTGGCTGCGAACGTCTCTAGGGCTTCTTCCTCTACACTGCCAAATCTACGCCCTTTGGCTTTGCTGTGACTGGTCTTCACGGCGGAGATGGCGTTCATCCAGCGACCTAAATCACCGGACATCGACTCAATTTCTTTGCCTACCTGTATGCCTTTTTTGATTGTATTGTAGGCTGTGGTTGCAACAGTGATAGCGGTAATTGGGTCCATAGCTTCCTCATTTTGGTGTTGGTTTGCATACCGCTGTTATTTTAATTCGTCTGCTATCTCCTACGGGGACTGGTCGTTGGTTAGACAACCGTTCTGCAAAGTATAGGCATTTGTCAATATCTGCGAACCGCTGGGTCTGGTCGATGAGAGTTGCACCCATGTAAACAGTGAGAACGAACTCAATCATTGGTCCTGCAACAACAACAGTTCTAGTCTTTGGATAGCCATCTTCATGTCTTGGATAGCGTCCTTGTCTGCGTGACTAACTTGCATATTGCTAACAGTGATAGTTAAGTCGTGGGTTGTTTTCAGGTTCCAACCAGCAAGGCCAATCATAATAGCCATCAAACCCGTAATAATTTGCTTTTCCATCAGTCGCGATACCCGCCACCCGCCTTCTTATAGGCTGCGGCTAACATCTGTGCTTTACGGGCTGACCACTGACCGGGTTTGCCACCCTTGCCACCGGCCTTAATCTGTTCGAAAAGTCGCTTTCTCAAGGTTGGCTTAGTGTAGTTGCCAGCTTCATTAACTCGACTCTTGCTCTTCGCTTTAGACTTCGACGGTTTGCTAGTTTTTGCAACTTTCCCGCCTTTCTTGAGTTCTTGCTTTTTCTCCACGCCGCTAAGTTTTCCGGCGTTGGCTGTTGCGTAGAAGACTTGCTCACCCTTTTTACCCCCGTAGGTTTGTTTCATGTTAGACATGATTTTCTTACCTTTAGTTGTTAGGGGCATCAGTCTTTTTTCCAATCTTCGTAAGCTTTTTTAACACTCATACCCAGTTCTTCGTACCAAGATTTTTCAGCACTATCCGCAGCTTTTCGGCCCTTATTAGAACTCATCCCTAATTGTTCCCAAAGAGATGTGTCAGGCTTTTGGGTTTGGTCCCAAACTTTAGCCTTGCCTTTAACAACCACAGCTTTTCCCACTTTAAAATTCTCCCGCTTTCATAGCGTCTGAAAGTTTAACAGCCCGTCTACCGACCTGCCGTGCCCACCGCGAATCCATCATCTCTATCGCGGCAATATCAAACCGACCTTCGTGGATAGCGTTCCACATATTCTTGAACTTACACAGCCGGGGGACACCCATATTGAATGCCATGTCCATGAGAATTAATTGGCGAACAGAGTCGAGGTTTTCTACGCACGGGTGAACTTTACAGAGTTCGTTCTCTACGATGCGAATGTCGTTGAGGGCAAGATACCGTGCATCAGCTTCGGTAATACCGTGGTCATAGACTATGCCCATATTGGGGATGTCCATGTAATCTAGTTCTTCTTTGGTGATTCCCCGGTCTTTGAGATTGCGACCGATACCTATAGTATCGATGCCCAAGCTATCTTCGTAAACAGTCAGGACCATACCTTCGTGTTCGATAAGTTTATCTAGGAAATGCGAAGTATTGTATTTCATTTCCGTGACTCCGTAATACGATGGTTAGACTGACCGGGATTTTTTCCCTCGTGGTTCATCCACACAGCGAACGCTCCGGTCATTGCGCCAGTTACAACAGATACTAAACCAGCCTGTGCTGCACTGGGTTCTGGTAAGGACATAAACCACTCGACGACACGCCAACTCATCAGCGTCATTACGAGCATCATAAATCTTGGTAGGAGTTTCCATTCAAGTATCTTTTCTGCAGCCATTATTTTTTACCGAAGAATTTAGTTGCCGAACGAACTCCAAAAGAAGCCGCAACGATAACTCCAAGTGAGTATTGATACCATTCAGGCATTTCGTTGAGTCGTGCGAATCCATTTGCTACCACGTCTTCCATACCGGGAACGAAAGCTAAAATTAGCGGGATACTAAATAAGATAGTGAGCCACTCGTCTTTCCACGAGGACTGACTACCTTTAGCCATCTCCAAATCCCAATCAATCTCTCCGGTAGCTTTCTTTTGCATGACAACAGCTTCAGCTTGTGCCATAGCTACCTTCGTTGCAGACTGGGCTTTCTTTTCTTCTACTTTGCCGCTCAACCAAGTGCTGGCTAAGTCGGCTACGGGTCCAATTAATAAGTTTAGCATGTTACCACTTTACCTTATCTGCCCAATATGCTGCGGATAACTTACCACGTTTTATGTTCGCAGCGTGACGGGCCTTGAAACTTGCACGTTTCTTTTTCATCCGCTCTGACTCACCGGCTTTGGGTTTACCAGCAGTCTTGGCACCCTGTTCGCCAAATCTAATCATCTTGATAGTGTCGCCTTCTTTGGCAAGAACTACGTGACTTTTAGTAGGATGTTTTGGGGTTCGCTTTGGTTTGTTATATCCTGCGAACGTTTCTCCACGATATTCAATGGTCATAGGGTTTACCCCCGGCAAAGGTTATTGCTTATATCATAAAACAAAAAAGATGTCAAGGGGGCAAGTTGCCCTGCCCCCCGACGGTAGATTATGTGTTGTCGTTGTATGTGACAAGCATGTTATCTTCGACGTTGTTACAGTCGCAAATAACAGCCCATACATTGACTTTTGAGTTACAAACAGCAGTTGCACTCAAGAGGTCGATGGTGTCTGCTGCAGCGTACAGATGTGGAACGTTAGTTGCCAAAGCAGCTTTTTGTCCCGCAGCAGTTTGTACAACAGCAGCAACGTAACGGTCTGGGTCAGCACCGTCGCCAAGCGACAATGTACCTGTACCAGTACCTACGGTTAGGATTTCGTATCCTGCTGACAGTACAATTGAACCTGCAGGAACTGAAAGCACCTCGATGGTGTCTGTTGCAGCAAGGGTGCTGAAGTCAGAATCTGTCAAGTCAACAACTTGACTCAGGACTTTGACATTTGGACCCTTTGCACTGTAGCCAGTAGTACCAGCGTTTGCAATTTGAAAAGGCATATCTCAGTCCCCCTTACGCTACTGTATCTACAACACCGCGAACGAGTGCTTCTGGGCGAAGGACTTTACGTCCAAACACATGAAGACCACGAACGATGTCGGAGAAGGTTTCAGTTGACCGAACTACTTCGGTTTTTGCAATGTGAGATGCAGTTGCAACGGCTGACATGTGACCAGCCAAAACAACAGACTCACCATCTGCTGCAGCAACACCAGAGATGCTGATTGCATCTGTGCCGCCTGCTACCAGAGCAGTTGACTTGTAGCAGTTAAAGCCAGCAATCTGACCCTGCATTACAAGACCGTTCCGCAATGGTGAAGTGCCGTCGCCAGTTACCTGAACTTCTGCAAACTTTGCACCGGCTGAGAACAGCTTGGCGTAGAAAGCAGGAGAAGCAACGAACCAACGGTTCTCTTCTGGAACAGACTGCTCGTCAAGTTCTTTTGCCATTTCGAGCATCAGGTTGACAGCGTTGTCTGGAGCAGTGTGAACTGCAATTGGTGTACCAGCAGTACCCAGAGCAGTGTTGGTGTTCAACAGACCACCAGCAAGTGATGCGTCGTCAGCACCGGCAAGGCCAGCACCGTTAGCAATTGCTTGCAGAACGTTGAAGTCGTACTTGCGCTTCAAAGAGTATGCACCTGAAGAAGTAGCCAGTGCCTCAAAGTTAACATGAGACTGACGCTCTTCGATGTCATCGATTTTGAACGCAAATGCGTTTGCTTGGTCAACAACCATTGTTGTCTGGTCGTCAGCCAAGTCTTGTGGGTTAACCACAGAGCCACGTGAGTAGGCACTTACTGTGATTGTAGGTTCTTTAATGATACGTACTGTATCGCCAAAGTTCTCAATTTCGCCAGCGTAATCAGTATTCGTGATGTCTTCAGCAACCGAAGCGCGACGAAAAAACTTGAGGACTTTTTGGCTAAAGATTTCCGGTGTAAAGTTACCGGAAGGCAGGTTATTGTAACCTGCAGCGCGATTAAAAGCCATCTGCTTTTCCTTCCATTTTGAGGTTTATTCTAAGAGTTGAAGTCGATTCGCCCTT